GTGTACAACTATTTGAGAAACCGCCCGTGAAAAAAGAGTATAATATAGATGTTATATTAAAACATAATGATCTAAGTAGTATCACTAAAGAAGGAAATGGAATTGATAGTGTTAGGTTTTTGAATAGCTGTTTAAGTAGTTACCAAGGAACTTTATACAAAGAAGATATCTATTACCCAGTGGATATAGAACACTACGCCAAGGGTTCAGGAATATCTATGGGAAATGCTTTAACTGAGTTAGTAGAACTAGCAACTTTCTATAAAGAAACTACTATTAAGGTAGATTTAGCTAATAGAAGTACCTGGCATACAAGTTTAATTTATGATTTTATAGTAAATAAGGAAGATAACACCCTTGTTATACAGTGGAATAAGAAAGTTATACCTTTGATAAGTGGTAAAATGCCTAAAGGAACCTTTAGTTACTACAATAGAAAGATGGACTACGTACCAAATAAGAAAAGATACTTAATGTATGAGTTATTAAGCAGCACCCTTCATACATTTGCAGTCATGGAAGTTAAACGATTAAGCCTTTTTACTATAAGAGAAGCCTTAGCTCTTGAAGATACTGAGTATTTAGAGTTCAGGGAGCTAAATAGAAGGATAATTCAACCTACTGTGGTGGATATATATAAGATACTTGGGGTTGAAATAACTGCTAAATGGAGTAGAAAGTATAAATGTTTAGAAGTTAGAAGGGAGGGTTTAGGATAACTACGTCCTTGTAGTTAGGTTTCCTAAGTTAAGCTGGTATTTAAGAAATAATCCCAGCTTCTACATGGTTATTGTCAGCTAGATATTGATAGACAGCGAGTGACATATCCTCTCTTCTAGTTAATCCCGCAGTTGGCAATGAATCAAGCATAGCTGAAACATCTAATTCAGATATAATAACCGTATTACCTTCAATAGTAACAAACTCCCCATTATCTTTATACCCTTTTCTGACAGTTACACTACAAGTACCGTCAGGAAAGAGTGAAATAGGTAAAAGTATATATTCTAAATCGACTGATTTAATAGAAATTGGCATTAGACTAACTCCTTCCAGTTCATAGTAGCAACAATAGAAGCACCAACCGTAGCGGTTTGTACTGGCCCGACTGCTAAAGTATAATTACCTGGGCCTGTAATAGCTTGAACACCAGAAGCCGCAGTACCTATTGTATTCATACTATCACTCATAGTACCTAGATCAAATACATGTGTACCAACTGTATTTGGTATACAAGCCGAGAATGTAGAAGAACCTGTTATAATCGTACTAGCTGTGGCAGCTATATCAACCACAACAACAGACCCACCTGTAGCAATTGCATAAGTAGCGGCTGTATTAGGCGACCCAAGCATAAGCAGCTGAACAAATAAGGCTGTTGGGCCAGTTGCAGGAACTGCTACAGTTACAGTTAGTATTGTAGGTATAATTTTTGCCCGCTTTGTTATATCATTAGAACCAACAGCCCTTATTCCCATAACAGGATACAAAGCATTACTGACTAAACCTCCAACTTTAGCAACAGCTCCAGAAGAACCACCAAAATATCTCCATCCTCTATTCTCAGCTACGTCACCTTCTTGAATAACACAACAGTTAATAAGAGTAAAGTTAGATATAGCAGCAGTAGCATAGTTATAACATTCAGCTCTAACAGGAAAACTTCCTGTTCTACTCCATGCTTCAGCTAAGACATTAACAGAGTGCATTTCGTGACACCAAACTATTCCCTTTTGGCCAGTCTCGAATCCAAATCTAATAGTACCAACACCTAACCATTGGTATTCCATAACAAATTGCTGTGTATTAGCCCAATTCAATGTAATTATATTAGATGATGGGTCACCTACATCACCTGCACCATCCATCTTATTTAGATTCCATGATGCTTGTGATACTCTTTCCTCAGAACCTGAACCTTGGGTCATATACCTTCTAACAACTGCTATAGAACCTGCGTCATTCTCTAAGTATAAACCATCACCAGATGCGGAAGGAAATGTGCCTTGATCGGTAAACATACCAATTCTAGCTCTAATACCTGCGCCGATATTATTAAAGTTAAAGGTTGCTCTGAATAGAGTTGATATTCCAGGAGCATATCTTACATGACTATATGCTTGTATCCATCTACCGACACCAGTAGTAACTGGTAAAGTTAAGTTAGTTCCGTACAAGCTAGGAGTCAAAGCTTCTGTAGAACCTGCACCTACTGTACCTGCTTCCCATATAGTTGACGCTGTGGTAGGAGTCATTCCGCCAAAAGCATACTCGAAAATAATTCTAGCTTCAGATGTTCTAAGTCTTTCAAATGAGTCAAGAGTTGCATCTAAATGAGTAAAACTTACCTCAGAGGTTCCTTTTTGTCTAACTAAGAGAGCGTTATGAACAGGGTCTACTGTAGCAAGTGTTGTATCTAATCCCGATTGTATCTGTGCCATAATTAGCCTATAGTATAATTAATTGTGTATGAGCCAGTAATAGGCCCAGGTATAGCTGAAAATATAAATTGAATAGTTCCATTAGTTGTACAAATCCCATTAACAGATATAAAGTCCATTTCAAGTTCATCTACAAGGTTATTACTTTTACTTTGTACCCATGCCATTATCTTAGAGGTAGTCAGTGCGTTAGCATCAGTAACAGAAACAATTTTGTTGTAGATTGGGATAGAACCAACATTAACTGAAGCAGAATATGTTAGTATAGACCCCGTAGCTCCAACAACAGTATCACCTACAGGAAGTTCAGATAAAATACCTTCAATACTAACAAGGGGTCTACGGGAAGCCATATTATGCTAGAACTAAGTGAGTTTCCGCTTGGAAGTTCATAGAAGTTGCAGAAGTAGCAAAACCTACAACTTGAACAATATTACCTGAAGCAGAAGGGGCAGTAATAGTAGTACCACCAGCAGTAGTATTAAGGAATTGCTTACCTGGAGTTAGACCTGTTAATCCAACTACAGAACCTTCAAAATAAACAGTAGCAGTAGTAGGATGAGTAAAGCCTGCAAGAACAAAGCCATGAGCTTCTTTGCCGACAACTGTAGCATCAGCCTTTCTTACATTAGCAGTACCTAAGTTATTCCAGACATTAACTAGATTACCTGCAACAAGTGTTTCAGATGTATTCATAGTAGCCGTATCTGCCCCAATACCTGTAGGTAGAAAAGAATTATCAAGTTTACCCGAACTATCTAAGGCTGGAACCTTACCTGAATCACCTGCCCCAGCGGAAGTAGTTTTACTATTAATAATAGTTGCATCAAGAACTCCTGAAGTATTAAGAGCAGGTATCTTACCACTATCTCCAGCACCAGCTGAGGTTGTAGGAGCTACAAGTTCAGTTAAAACTCCTGCGTTATTTGTTACATATTTATTTGCGGCCATGATATTATCCTAGAGCTAAAGAGGGTTGAATATTAATTAGAACTTTCGTAGTAGAAGAAGCAATACCTACTTGTTGTAGAAAGCCAGAGGTTGGAATAGTTGAAGATATAACTCCATTAGGTTGAAGATATACTTTTGAGTTTATAATTAGACCTGAGAAACCATCTAATTCTCCAGAAGACACTACAGCTCCCGATGCTCCAGCTAAAAAAGAGCCAGTTGTAATCCCTATAAGTTTACCTGCATGTGTTAGGTCGGAACTATCAGCATAGATGACAACTCCATTATCCATTATAACCCCTCTATGACCTCCTAGATCAATTCCTGCAACTACTCTTAAAGGAGCAAAACTTCCAGGTGGGCCTTGAGTACCTAAAGTTATAATGGAAGTAACTGGGGTAGATAGGCTTACTGTAGATACATTAGGAGATATGACAACAGTAGTATCAACCATTACCTTGTAACCTCAGCTTTATAAGATACTTTACCTTCAATAAGGCGAGTTATATCCCCATTAGCAAGGTATATCTCAAGATCATAAACTCCTCCAGTACCAACTAAAAGAGTTGTAATATCACTTGTAACATATAAGTCTATTTTGCCAAGTAAAGATGTTATAATAATACCACCATTAAGTGTACTTAGCTCAAGACTAGGGATTACTGTATCTATAGTATCTCGGACTTGTAATTTAGCTGTGCAACCAGTTAAATCTATAGGTACATTTAGACTATCTTTCCAGTATAGTGTATTTCTATAGGTCGCACCTTTCTCTATAACTGGTAAAGTTAGTTTAGCGGCTGCCATGATATTAACCTTTAATATAACCATTAATGTGAAGCCAGGAATACGCCCCAATAGCACATACACCTACTACATAAAAAAACTTAGATGTAACTGACTTACCTACGTCTTTATATACTTCATCTTTAGCAAGCATAACTGCTTTCTTAGCTATAACTAAAATTTGATCTTCTGTTAAATCATGCTTTAAATACTTAGGGCAAGACTCAAAGTTATTTCTTCTATCTTCAAGACATTCTGACATAAAGTTACCTAAAGTTATTGATGTTTTAAAAGTATACTGATATACTCCTTATAATATAGGAAATCAAGCGAAATTGCAAGGTTTCTTTAAGGTAAATTCTTTAATAAATTCAATAAGTTAGATAAAATTATGGCCGATTTAGACAATTCAATAGTAAATCTTGACTCAAACGTATCTCCTATGGTACTAGCTGGCATACTTGGAGTTAATGTATCTCTACTCTACCAGAACATGCAGGCAGGCATCTTTACCAAGGATTTAACATTATATACATACAGGGAAGCGATTCAGACCTACATAGCTTATTATAAAAAATCTACTGAACTAAAAGTCCTTAAAGCTGAAGCAGAGATAGAACTTAAAAAGACTAAGTTAGAAGAAGACTTAGCTATAAGAGAAGAGAAAAGAAAGTTTAAAATGGAGGAAGAGGGTAGAAAGGGAAAACGTACCTATGAGGGCGAAGATGGAGTAGATGGTATGCATCCTCTTATGGCTGCTAAACTTACCCAAGGTATTAAACTAGACCGAGTAAGAGAAGAGCAACTATGGTTAAAGATAGCTATAGATAGGAAAGATTACATAGATGTAGAAGAGATAGTTGATTTAGCTGAACCATTCTTAATGACATTAAGGAATATATTAATCGACATTGCATTAACAACTCCAGAACTCGAAAAGAAGATAGATCAAGCAATGGAAACTATATACGCTCTTGGAGTTACTTTAGTTGAAGATGCAGATTTAGATAGTAAGAACTATGTCCAAGATATGCTTGCTAGAGGAATAGATGAATGAAAACTTTAGAGTTTCCAAAAGTACATAAGAACATAGCGGAACGTAAGTTCCTTGGTTCTTTATTTCAACTTCTAAGACCAGCTATAAGAATATCTATTATAGAATGGGCAGAGACATATAGAATACTAACTAATGAAGAGAGTCATCATATAGGCAGGTTTGATTGTGGAAGAATCCCTGCTTTAGAATATGTATATGATTGTCTGTATAATCGTATGATCTATACTATTGTTGCTATGAAAGCTTCTCAGATTGGCTGGAGTGAGCTTACTAATAACTTTATAGGTTGGGTAATACATACAAGTCCTGCTAAAGTACAATGGGCATTTCCTGGCCGCGAACCTTCAAGAATCTATAGTAGAGAAAAACTTAAACCTTTCTTTGAAGGTACAAAAGTTCTTCGTGATATAATCAATATAGGTGTTGCTAAAGAAAGTTTTAACTACTTTAAGTTTCCTGGTGGGTTTTTAAAACTAACTACTCTTGGTGCTATTGGTTCAAGTAAAACATCTTCAATCCCTATCATTGGTGTTGAAGAACCTGATGACGTTAAGGATGATGTAAAAGGTCAAGGAGATACATTAGAGAATGTTAAGAGAAGACAAGAAACTTTCCCTGTTGGGTTTAAGAAGTTAATTTTTGGTGGTACTCCTACAGATAAAGACTTTAGTAGAGTCGAGGGTGGCTATAACCAATCTAATAAACTTGTATTTAAAGCAGAATGTCATCATTGTAAAGAACTTATAGAGTTAAGCTTAAAGAATCTAAAGTATGATGAATACCAAGATAGATATATAGATGAAGTCTTTGGTAAACATAATCCTGATACAGCTTACTATGAGTGTCCTGCATGTTTAAATATATGGACAGAAAAGGAAAAAGCTGATAATATAGTAGCAGGTAAAAAGTTTGGTTTTATAGACTTTACAGGTAACTTTTCTAAAGGTTGGCATCCACAAAAACCAGAAGTTATAGATACATTTGGTTTCCATATACCTGAACTTCTATCTACTTTAAGTAGTAGTGACTTTAAAACTCTAGCAAAGAAGAAAATACTTGCAGACATAGCTCTGGCTAAAGGTAATGAAGGTTTACTTAAATCTTTTGTAAACAACTCCGAAGGATTACCTTTTGCAAGTGGAGCTTCTGCAATGGAAGCTGATGAAATGAAACTACTAAGAAGTAACTATCCTGAAGGTATAGTACCTATGGAGGGATTAGTTCTTACTGCAGGAGTTGATGTTCAAGATAATAGATTTGCAATAGTTATTCGTGCATGGGGTAGAAACAATAACTCATGGCTAGTTACATGGAAGGAAATTTTTGGTGACGTTAAGAATCAGGATAGTGAAGTATGGAAAGAACTTACTTCAGTCCTTGCTATGGATTATCCTCATGCTTCTGGTAAAACTATGAAGATAAGTGCTTTATCTATAGACTCAGGAGATAATACAGAACTGGTCTACAGATGGGTACTACAAGTTAATCAAACTATTAACCCTTACGTTTTTGCAACTAAAGGTGTTAGGGATTTACGCTTTAGTGATGATGCAATTTATAAAGAACCTGCTAGATTAGATATATGTACTGATGTTAGTGCTAGAAGAAGTCTTGCTGAAACTATGGGAGTTGCTTTATACATAGTTGGAGCACATTCAGCTCATAATGAAATTCTTAAAAGGGTTAATTTAAACAAGAATAAAGATGCACGAAGTAATATCTATTACTTTAATGAGCAAAGTTACGGTCAATATGAGGAACAGATGACTTCCTGCCGTAAACTAATTGATGTTACATCTTCTTATACAAAGGAAGTCTATAAACTTATTCCTGGTAAACGAAAAGAAGCTGTAGATAGTGAGAAAATGGCTCTTCATGCTAGTTATGCTATCGGAATACGAAACTACACACATACTGCCTGGGCAGCTCTTGAAAAATACTATTATAATTTATAGGAAAGATTATGTCTGATATAACTATAGGCGAAGCTCAACTTCAACTCTCAACAATAAATGCCGCTATTCAAGATATGATTAGTGGTAAAAGAATAACAGAACTTAGGATAGGTTCAGGAGATTTTCAAAGACTTTATAAGTATCAAGAAATAAATATAGATACTTTACAAGCTTTACGAAGTGAGCTTAGAAATATAATTAATACTTTAACTCCTAATGTTAGACCAGTCTTTAGGTCTAATGCCACAATTCCTTTAGTTATACATAAGTAGGATAAACTATGACAACTGCAACAGATGAATATGCTCAAGCTTATTCTCGTATAACAAATGTAACTCCGGCTTATGAGGGAGCTAGTTTAAACTATAAACGTGAACTTCATAATATATTTAATGGTGAAGCAGATACTCTTGCAGCTAGTGAATTAAGTTTACTGCAAGCACGTTCAGCTCATGCTATTAGGAATAATGGTTATGCTAAGACAGCTTTAAAGAAATGGGTAACTAATCTAAACTCTATTAAAGTTGTATGGAAAGATAAGAACGGTAAGAAACATAAAATAATGCAAACCTATTGGGATGAATTTTGTAAGAATCCTTCCTATGATGGTTTTGGAGATATGAATGTTCTTCAAAGTATTTCTAATGCTTCTATCTTTACGTATGGTAACTCTTACATACGAAAGTTAGTTGTCAGAACAAATAATTCAAACGTAGTTCCTTTGAAGCTTCAACTTATCCCTGCCCCATTACATAATATGAGTTTTGGTAATGTTACTGTAAGCAAGCCTGATGAAGTTGTTAGGTATGGTATGAAGTTTAAAAACTCACTTCCAGTAAGTTATTTCTTTGGTAAAAGTGTTCTTGAAACTCCTTATGGTGCTGGTAGTTACTTACCTGCTGCTGAAGTACCTGCTGAAGAGATCATACATACATTTATAAGAGAAGAGCCAGGTCAATGGATAGGTATTCCTTTACTCTCATCTATCTTACTAAGTCTGTACGAACTTGATGAACTTCTAGAAGCTACTATAGCTAAACAGAAAGCAGCACAGGCTATATCTATGATAGTTGAAGCAGCTAATAATACTGCTAATATGCTTCCTGTAGGTTCTCCTGTATATTCTACTGAAGCTGACGGTACTGAGAAGTTAGTATTTAAAGCCAAAGGTGGTAATGTTCAATATACTAATAAAGGTGAAAGTGTTAAATGGTTTCAAGGTGGGGATATTGGAGCTAACTTTAGTGTCTTAGTTGAGAGCGAACTTAGAAGAATTGCTGCAACTCTAGACTTAGCTTATCATGAACTAACTGGCGACACTTCAGGACTTAACTATAGTTCATTGATTGGTTTATCTATTTTAAGTAGAAACCGTCTTGAGTATTTACATAACTTTCTTCTTATTCCTTTAAGAGAAAAACCTATTGCTGAGAGTTTTAAAGAACTTGCAGTGGTTTATAATAAGAAATGTGCAACTGCTATACCATCTTTCCAACTCCCTAAATGGAGAGGAACTGACGATTTAAAAGATGCTCAATCAGATATACTAGAACTTCAAAACGGTCTAGGAACCTATACTGATAAACTTGCTGAAAGAGGTTTAAGTCTTGAAGATGTATTAGCTGATAGAGAGACTTTATTAGAACTAGAGAAATATGGTATTGTACTTACAAGTGCTGCATCTACTCCTAGTATGAACCAAGCTAACAATACCCAAGCAAATTCAAATAGTACAGGAACGTAAAATAACCATTGACAAGGACGTTTATTTTTGAGATAATTAAAAGAACAATATAAGGATTCGTATGAACAAGTTTAAAACGCAAGAGGAATTATTTAGTTATTTAAAAGCTAACAAATCTACTCTGATTGCAGAAAAACAACTAAATACAAAGTTTACTGATTCTTTACAGAAAGCTACAGGTGTTAGAGCTAGAACTACTAAACCTACTAAAGAAACTAAAGACTCTTCAGAAGATAGTAGTTCTGACCCAGCCTTGCCTGAAGGAACTCTTGAAGTAGTAGTAGTTTGTAACACAGCAAACTTTGTAGACTCCCACATGGATATGTTGACTAAAGATGCTTACACAGCTTCAGTCGATGCTAAAGGAACTTCAATTCCTCATATAGCAGACCATAGACAAAGTTCAACTTCTCATGTAGGTGATGTAACAGCAGTTTATACTAAAGATATAAGTCTTAAAGACCTTGGATATAATGGTAAAGGTTCGACAACTGCTTTAGTAATGGAAACCACAATCAGGAAAGACTATAACCCTGATGTATATAAGTTCTACAAGAATGGTAAGATAGATCAACATTCAATAGGGCTTAGATATGGAGATATGGCTGTGGCTATAAACTCCAAACATGAAGACTATGTTGAGGAACTTGCAGTATGGGATGAATACTATCCCCAAGTTATTAACAAAGAAGCTGTAGATACTAAAGGTTATTTTTGGGTAGTAAAAGAAGTAGATGTTATTGAGAATAGTTGTGTACTTTTTGGAGCTAATAGTTTAACTCCAACATTAGCAATTAAATCAGATACTCTAAGTTCGATTGATATTAATTTTAAACAACAACATATAGGTGAAACTATGAATTTAGAAGAAGCTTTAAGTGAGAATATTAAACTCACTGCAAAGTTACAAGAGTCTGAAGTTAAGGTTGCTAGTGCAGTAGCTTTAGCAAAGGCTGAAGAACAAACTAGAGTAGTAGATATTCTGAGTGCTGCAAAGACATTCACTATCTCTAATGACTCTGCTCTTAAATTTATCAAATCAAACACAACTGTTGATATGGCAGTTATGAGTTTTGAAGCAATTAAAGAAGCTACTCAAGGTGAGTCTCATGTAGATACATCTTCTGAAGGTCTTAAAACAACTTTGACTAGCAAGACACTTCCAGTTTTAGATACTAAAGCTGAAGTAGATTTTAAAACAGGTTTTATGAACGCTTTTGATTCTTTAGAAAAAGAAGAACAACTATTTGTAGGAGTTAGATAATGGCTGAGTATAATGGTGGATTTAAAAGTTATGCTGATCGCGTAACTCCTAAAGTCTTTTTTCGTGCAGAGGATAGAAATACTAAAACTATCACTATTGCTTCTGGTCAAGTATTAAAGGCACATTCCTTTATTGAAACTAATTCTATTGGTAAAGGTATTGCTCATGCTGGCTATACTGAATCTGCTTTAGTTACTTTCAACGCTAACTTAGCTGCTGCTGGCACTATTACTTTAGGTACTACTGGTATCGTCTTTACTGCTGGTTCTGCTGGTGCAACGATAGCTAACTTAGTTAATGTATTTTCAACTTACTTAACTGGCACTACTACTGCTGCTGCTAACTTAGTTTTGCTTGCTGCTGGTATTCCTGTTACTGTTGGTACATTTACCTCAACAACTACTTCTCCTGCTTTTAACGGTGGTAAGTTTGATGCAAATACTGTTGTATTTAACTCTTCTTCCCCTTTAACTAATGCGGCTGATTTAGCTGTTGCTTCTTCTGGTACTGCTCCTACAATCTCTATCGTAGCTGGTCTGACCGCTGCATTGAATAAGATTGCTGGTGTTTTACTGTATGATGTTAATGCTACAGGTGCAGATGTACAAGCTGAAGTATACACAGAAGCTTCTTTCTGGGCTGATGCGTTAGTATGGGCTATTGACCCTGCTGTTGATGTAGTAACTGCTCCTGATGGAACTACTACTGCTTGTACTGCCTATAACACTGGTTGCGCTGGTAACTCAGTTTCTTCTAACCTACTTAAATTAAAATTTGTCGAAGGTTCTGAGTTTGAACCTCTTGGTATTCTTAACGCTGGAGACTTAGCATAATGGCTATTGAATTTCTTTCCCCTTACCAAGCTAGTAAGGTTCTTTCTGGAGTTATTAAAGCACTTCCATTGCAAAGACCTAACTGGTTGCAGACTTTCTTTTCTGCTCCCTTAACCACTGAAAAAGATACAGTAAACTTTGATAAAGAGTTCTCTGCTAAAAATACAATGGGTATGTTCGTTAGTCCAAATGCTGACGTAACTCCTATTCAACTTAGAGACTTCGGTACTAAAGAACTTCGTTTTGCTTATGCTAAAGAAGGTCTTAATTCTGATGATTACGAACAACTTAATACCCGTCAATTAGGTCAACAGTTCGGCACTGCTGATGTAATGACAAACAAAGTATTACGTTTGAACCAGAAGTTAGTTCTTGCTGAACAAAGATTTGAAAACTTGTTTGAAAAGACTGCTGCGGATATGTTTTTATACGGTGGTTATCAAGCTGCATCTGAAAAGCATCCTACAGTAAGATATGACTTTGGTCGTACAGTTATTACTACTGCTGCTTCTTTCCTTAATTCAGCATTAGTTCCTTCTGTTAACTTAACTACTACTGCTGTATATGCTCCTTGGGATTCTGTTAATGCAGTTCTTCCTGTTATTGGTGCTGGTGATGCTATTGGTGCATCTGGTGATAGAAGCTGGACTAAAGCCTTAGTTCTTGCTGGAAAAGCTTTCCCAGTTAAAGACGTAGTTAAGATTTACGAAACTGCTGCTGCTAGAGTTGGTTCTTCTGCTATCGTTATGTCTGATGATGCTTATGATGTATTTAACTATGATATTGTAACTAACTATAGCACAGCTATTGATACTACAATTCGTACCTTACTTCCTGCATCTGTTGAATCTATCCCACTCGCTCAAGAGTATCGTGGATTAACTTTTAGACGTTTTTGGGCATTAGATAACGGAATTAATCTTCCTATCTATACTTACAAAGCAGTTTATCATGATCGTACAACTGGTGTAGAGACTCCTTTTATTGGTTCTGGTTGGGTACTATCTATTCCTCCTGCATCTTCTGGTGTTAAGGTCTATGGTCGTATTATGCATCCTAGAGCTGACTATGCTGCTATGCCACGTTGGATTAACTACTGGCAGAATGAAAAAACTGGTGTAGAAGAGTGGGAAGTTCATACTAACTTCATCATGGGGCATGTGGATATTGATGCCTGCTGTGCTTGGAAAGTAATCTAACTTAGATTAAGAAATGGCTAGTTATAACATTCAAATTCAAGGACTAGACGAGCTAAAAACTCGTCTAGAAGCTGGTGAGTTGAATAGGAGAGTTATTCTAGCCGCTTCTACTGCTATTAAACCTATAATCTCTGCATTAACATCTTCTGTTATGACTAAGTATCATACGCAGAACCAAGATATAAGTAGGGCAAGAGCAAACTTAGGAGGGAGCACTCCTACACAAACTGGTATTAATTCAATAGTAATAGGTATAGAATACAAATTTATACCTATTAGTATGGGGTATCCTATATTTCCTACGACTACAGAAATGGGAAATATAAATAGCTGGGCAAGAAGACAAGGACTTGTTCATACAACTGCTATTATAAGAAAACAACCTAAAGTAGTTCATGGTAAAAAACATTATGGGGGGTTCTTATATAAGAAGAAATATATGATGGAACGCTCCCAAAAGAAAACATGGACAAGTAAAGGAGTTCGTGCTCCAATACATCCATTGTTTGCACCTAGTGTCATGAAGCAAGTTGAAATGGTATTCTTAGAACAGAGGAATGACCCAAGTTCTAAGATAGGTCAAGCTATAACTGAAGCAACTAATATAATAGCTAATGAGTTAAAATTATGATTGAAGATGTAACAGGTACATTAGATATAGTTGGTACTGATCTTGAGTTTGACGCTTTTACAGTTAAAGGTATCCCAGGGTTTTCAACTTCAATCTTAGTTAAAGGTGAAGTTTCTCTTTACGAAGTTGAAGTACAAAATTTTACTTTTCAAGTATCAACTTTAGATTGTATAAATAATGACTTAGTTCAGGACTTACTATTTACCATAGCCGATACCTCTTATAGCTATACTTTTAAAGTAGACCGCCCACCAATTAATGATTTAACAGGTTGGTCAAAACTCCATGCAAACTATGTATCTAAGGAAGCTTTATGATTGATATATCTACTCTTATATCTCGCCTTCAAGCTACAACAGC